GCTGGGACTGCTCTACCTTGCTCTGTACCTGTGACTCGTGCTCCAGCGCATCCGACTGCTCGTTGACTTTGCTGGTGAAGGAGACGAACTCCTTCTCATCCGCAGCCGCTGCCTTGAACGTTTCCGTGGCTAGAGCCGCTGCCTCGATCTTCGGGATGGCGTCCGCCATGGCATCCTTGAATGCCTTGGTGTTCTGAATCTGCTTCTCTTTGGCCTTGGCTTCCAGTTCCTCGATCTGAGTCTGGGCCAGCTGCTGTGCTTGCTGCTCAAGACCTGCCGCCGTGGCATCGGCCATCGCACCTGCGAGAGCCTTGTTAGCCTCCGCCTGATCTTTGATGACCGCCGAGGTGACGAACCCGACATCTACTAGCTTGCCCGGTACCGCCTGTCCGCCCTGTGCCTTGGGCTTTACTGCTGGAGCAGAGGCAGTCCATACATCCGCGATGGAGCCTCCCTGCTTCTTGAGGTCGTCCCAGAGTTGCCAGAAGTCTTGCTTGATGCTCGCGGTAGCCTGGGCCGCGCCACTTTTGACATCGGTCCAAATGCTGGAGAAATGTCCGTTCTTGACATCGCTGATAACCGTTCCGATGGTTCCACCGACGTTCTGAACACCCTCGACCAGAGCCATGAAGACATGGTAGAGATCGGCAAAGATGTCCCCGATGATCTGGAACAGATTCAGGGTGGCTTTGGCTAGGTTGGCGAGGTTGTCAGCGAAGGCTGTGATGCCGACCTGGTTCTCCTCGAAGAAGGCGATAAATTCTTGGGCCACAACGTTCAGGGCCGGGACCAGGTCCGCCACCAGCGTGTTCTCTATGCCAGCGAATGCCGCCGACACCAACGACATGTTCTCTTTGAGATCAGCGGATGCCTTGGCCGTCGGGCCGGAGACTACCGCGTTCAGCGCGGTGAAATGCGCTTCGAGTTCAGCGACGTGCTCGCCTCCCTCGTTGAGTAGCGGGATGAGGTCAGCACCAGACTTGCCGAATATCTTGATAGCCTCAGCGGTCTTCAGCGGGCCGTCGGGCATAGTCGCGAACTTGGCGGAGACATCGTTGAAGATATCCTGCGCCTCGCGCATGGTACCGTCTGTGTTGGTGACGGCTACACCTAGCTCCTTGAATGCGTTCGAGGACTTGGGACCGGACTGGGCCGCCGCGAGTGCAGCCTTGTCCATCTTCTCGATGGCCTTCGCCATCTGGTCGGTGCCGATGCCGACAGTGGAAGCGATGTTTCCGAGCAGGGAGAGTTGTTCCACGGAGACGCCCGTGGCCTGCGAGAGTTCTTCTAACTTGGCTGCTGCCTCGGATGCGTGAAATGCGATGCCGAGTACCGCTGCGCCTGCTCCGATACCTAGAGCCGCGACACCCGCTACCGCGAGACCCACCGCGCCAAAGCCACCAGCCAAGGGACCGAGTGTGGTGAGGACAGAGCTGGCTGCGGAGCCGATACTAGAGAATGCTCCACCTAGCTCGCCACCAAGACCTCCGAGGGATCCGAAGATCTTTTCAGCCGCCGCGCCCAGGTCACCGAAGACTCCCTGGATTTCCTTGCCCGCTGCCTTGGCTTGCTTGACGGATTTGTTCATCCCGTCTTCAAAGGACGCTGTGTTCGCAAGCAGCCGGACTATGATGTCGCCGAGGATATTGCTCATGGTTTGTTTGGGTTACCTCGAAGTCTGGATGACCTGTCCGGTTTTGGTGCCGACGAAGGTTGAAGTCATCCTGGAGTTGAGACTTCGGATGTCAGATTTTTCTTGCTCTGATAGAGGTCCCGATAGTTGGCCTGCTTCCAAGGCAAGCACCCATTCCTTGAGAGACCCGGTACCCGGCTTGCGGTGACCTGGCATGAAGTCTATGGCTCCATAGCCATCTGGGAATCCCGCGTCGCGCCTAGACTCATCTGTGGAGTTGCAGTTGGCAAGCATCGCGAGGATCTGAGCTGTTTGAAACTGTGCCTTGTCTTCCTTCATCTGCAGTCGGTCGACGTGGGCCGCAAACTCGACAGGAGCCATGTCCAAGAACTCCTGCCGAGAGAGACCTAGGTCAACTCGTGCAATCGCCCAGAGGTCGAGAAAACTTACTTCGACTCCAGGACCGAGACGTTTGGGTCCGCATCTCCGGTAGCAGGTTTGGGCTTCGGGAGATAGGAGCGCAGAAGCTCGATGACGGCCTTCGTGATGGCCTGCGATGTGCCGATGTTGACCAACGGCTCGATGATTTCGAGCTTGGTACCCGGCTGGTGCTCCTGAACCGCGACCCACAAGAGAGCGATGAGCTTCTCCGGATCGTCGTCGATGCGTGCCCAGTGGGCCACATTGAAGAGGTTGTCGCCAGTCTTCTGCTTGTAGCGGATGACGGCGGAGGTAGGGAGCGAGAGCTTCCACTCTTTGTTTTCGAACGTGAGCACGACGGGACTAGCAATTTCTTTCTGGAGAACGTCTGTCATTGGGGATTGCCTCTAAGGAGAGATACTGCGAAAGGAGGGAACAGAGGGACTATCCGCGAACGAATAGTCCCATGCCGGGTCGACCTAGGAACGTCTTAGCTGGCTGGTGTGATTGTTACTGCACCAGTGATCGTGATCTTGCCGCTAAACGTGATGGCCTTCGAGTAGTCCACGGAAGCCGGGACGAACTCAGTGACGTAGCCTGCGAAGGCATACGTGGTACCGTCGGTCAGGGTGATCAGCCAGTTGGATAGGGTACGAGCCGCCTGCAGAGTGTTGAGCTCCGAGTAAGTCGCGTTGGCCGGGTCCAGCACGCCATCAAAGGTCACGTCGCCTGGGTCAATGACCGTCGCGATACGTTCCATGTAGGCTGTGGGTGAATCCAGGTTGGTTACATCATCGAGGGTGGTTTTTGCGCCACCGAAGGCGAACTTGCGAAGCTGTGCGATCTTTTCAGCGGGTGAGGTCTCCAGAAAGAGTGTGGAACCGCGACCCTGATATGCGACTGTGGACATGCTGTGTTCTCCTTAGTAGTGTCTGCGTTCGTGTTCGTGTTGCACGGAGCGAAGCTCTACTTAAGGGGTGAGAAGTTGCGTATTTTTTAGGTCGTCGTGTACCAGATGGTGATGTCCACGAGAGATCGGAACGTCACGTCCTTCGCGCCTAGCTCGTAGGGCATGTCGAAAATGTTCTCTGCAACGCAACCCTGGATGAATACATCGGGAGGCGAACCAACACTGCCGTTGAAACCTCGCAGCAAGTTGTAGACGGCATCAGCGAGTCCGCTAGCTGCCAGCGCATCGCCTGCGTAACAGTCAAACTGGAACCGGGCCGGGATCAGATCAGCCGTGGAGTCGAGTGTGACGATTGGGACAGCCGCGACACGATGAATGACGACGCAAGGTAGCGTGGCACCGCGTGGCACGAAATTGAAATGCACCTGGTCGGATGCACCGAGCCGACTGCGGACGCCCGTGTCTTGTGTCAACAGCTGATATAGTGCGTTCTCAATCATTAGAGTCCTAGAATGTCTCGCATCTTGGTAGCGAAAACTTCGAGCATTTTCTCCCCGTACTTCTCAAAGCTGCGACGGATGAATGGATTCGGTGGCTGGTTGTGGATACTGCCAAACTCCACGAACTGATCCCAGTAAGTCTGCTTGGAGGGTCCTATAGCGACAATGCCTTCGTTGTTCCTTCCGCTCAGCGTCACCTTGCTCTGCATCTCGCGGGCCGTCGCGCCGCTAGCACTGGGAGCTTCCAACGCCATGCTTACTCGCATGAACTCTCCCGCGTCTCCTAGTCCCTCTCGCATCCCCGCACGTGCCTTCTTGGTGGTTAGCTCCAGCAGACGGTTCTCGATCTCATCGAGTCCCTCTACACGGCATTCCACGACATTAGGCATTTTGGTTTACCTCACGTACCAAGCACCGTTGCTCCACATGCCGCTCGTCCGGATCGTTGATCGCTTCGATGATGAAGGTTCGTCCTTCAAACAGGATGGTCATGTCCTCGGACAAGCCTGCTAGGTAAGGAACGGTCACCATGTGTGTAACTTCCTGCACCGTCTCTTGCGCTTTGTAAAGCTCACGACCTACAAGGGCCGCGATCTTGGCCCAGGAGTCTGAAAAGGTAGTCCCCGGAATCTGCCCGCCGTCGTCCGCCCGCGTAGCCGGGTTGACGAAGGTGACCTGCGAATGCATTGCGCCAATCGGAGTGTAAGCACCGATGGGCACATAACTCCCTCGTAGTGATTTCAGAGACATGGATTACCTCAGGCCGATTGAGAAGTCGTAGACCTTGTTGAGACCGATGATGTTGTCCAACCCATGCGGCAGGGTTACCGCGTTGCCGCTTACAACCGTGTCGCGGTTGAAATAAAGATGGTTGCACATCATGATGATCCCGATCTTCAAGTCCTGCGGAACCGCATTGACGTACTTCTGCTCTACGATCTGGTCCGGCGGATCGGGAGGCGAGGCAACAATGTCGTCGACATAGGGAACGTCATCCGGTGGGGAGTTGAATGGATCGTAGTTCAACATTCCAGCCGTGAAGTAGATGCGGACGTTGTTCGCGCCAATAGTGCATTGCGGCCACACGGAGCCGGGTAGCGGCATCACGCGGGGAATGGTGCTCATTAAGTCAGCGATGAAATCCTTGCCAGGATAGATTGTGTGAGGCTGCCCGTCGCTGCCCACGTAGTCGATGTGGTCAACCTTGGTGCACGGACTGGCAAGCAGGTCAATCTGGAACGGTAGCCGCTCGCCGGTGTTCAAGCCGAATGGAGGAAACGGAGTCGGCTGGATCGGCCCATAGCCGAAGTACAGAGACAGTGCGCCGATGCCGTAGAGCGTGCCGTATGGCTCCTTCGAGTATGGATAGAACGGAAAGCTGTCCAGCGATTGCACGAACTCACGAGACGCGAGCGTCAACCCGGTGTTGTTCTCCATGTAGATGGTAGAAGCCGGGATCAGAATGTGCTGAATGAGGGTGTCATCCGCCGTGGTGT